CGCAGGTGTTGGGTCAGTTGAAAGTGATCTGATTAGGGGGTGGCATATGCCACCCCCAAGTATGCTATGTGAAGTTAGCTTTAACCGCCCACATAGCTGCCTGTTCGTAGTTTGTGATAGCGATGCTACGCTCCCTATTTGCAGGCACGTTTTCGCGAACGTAATTAAGCAGCTCTTCGGTGCGACGCTTCACTTCAGCCACAACTTCGCTACCAGAAGGGTTGAACGAGGGGATAGTGCTTGCAGTATTATCAGACATAGGTTGCTCCATTTTGTCTGCTCCGCTGGTGCGCAGCGGTACGCCTCCGACATACATCAGAACCAATAGCTATGTTGTGCCAGCAGCTTCAGCGATCTGTCTGGCCCGCCCTTCCGTAGCCGGGGTGAACTGCACCCCGCCCACAGTGCGGCGCTCACGCAGCGCCTTCTCACGAGGTGCCTTGATCAGGTCGAGCATCGGCTGGGTCTTGAACCCACGGTCCTTGCGCGCCTGTTGCAGCGCCCGCCACTCAAGCCGGAGCGCATTGATCGCAGTCCCGTCGTTGTCCGCAGTCGCGTCTACATAGGCACGCTTGATGTCAGCGGCACGGTCCTGATAGAACCGCTCGTCCTTGTAGAACTGGTCGCGAGCATACTGCCGGTTGGCACGAGCGATGGGCCGCAGGCCGAAAGCACTCCACACTGCTTCGACTTCGCTTAGATCAATGGGGCGAGTGAGTACGTCGCCACGCTGAGTCGTCTCGCCAGTGATCTGTTCACGGAACCCGCGAGATGCGCTG